GCTAAAGGAAAATGCTATGACTATTGCGGCAACCGTTAATGTTATGGGTTCATTGGGGAACCAGACTATACGGTTCGTAAAATGGCTAAGAGCGGGGAAGGCAATTGAATTATGGAGCAACATTGCTTCTGGTGCTAAGAGTGCGATTGGATGGATCAAAGCCTTAACTGCAGCAAAAAAAGCATCAGATGTGATTAGCACCACCACTAAAATACCAACTATGCTTGGTGGTGAAGGAGCTACGTTGATGAGGGGGGGATTTGAAGCTGCTACGGGGGGAGGTGTTGGTGAAATAGCCAAAACAGCAACTCAAACAGTTGCGGATGAGTTAAAGGAGTCAGCCATAGATAAAGCAAAAGAAGCAGCTGGTGAGAAGATTGGTGAACTCAAAGATTCAGCCACGGATAAAGCAAAAGAGGTTCTTAGTGAAAAAGTAGATAGCTTCAAAGAAGCAGCAACAGATAAATTAAAGGGTGCAACTGATACTCCTATCGCATCACCAAAAACTAATCCCATCGTTGATTGGATTAATACATGGAAAAGAATGAGTAAATCAGCATTAAAGAACTTCGCTCTTGCAGCTGGGGTTATGGTTGTATCATTAGCCGGGTTAGCCCTGGTTATGAGGTTATTTATTGGAATTCCGTGGGATGCTGCAGCAATGGCTATGGGGTCGCTCATAGGAATGGCATTTTCTATGAAATTATTGGGTAAGATGAAGAAGGGAATATTGGAGGGAGCTTTGAGTATGTTGATATTATCAGCTGCTATGATACCACTGGCATATGCATTTAGTTTGTTGGAAGGTATCGACCCCCTAGCAATACTATCTCTTGTCGCTGCAATTCCGTTATTGGGATTAGCTATGGTTGGGTTAGGCGCATTGATGGGTAGTTTAGTTGGTGGTGCACTATTTCTTACTGGTGTTGCAGCTATATTAGGATTGGGTGGGGCATTAGTATTATTGGGTATGGGTATTAAGATGGTTGCGCCCCACATTGATATGATGGGTGAAAAGCTTAAAAACTTTGTAGCAAACATAAAAGATCTAGATATATCAGGGTTAAAAACATTTTTTAATAATATTAAGGAATTAGATGCTACTGGATTAAAGCGATTATCATCTGATATTAAATCTTTCAGTAAAGATACTATGATGTTAACTAATCTAGGCCAAGCGCTATATTATGTAGGAAGCTCGCTAGAACATATTGGTAAACACATCAATAATTTATCAGAATTAGATATAATTACGAATAAATTAGCTGCGTTGGCAAATAGCACAAATGATATACGGGAGTTAGCATTATCAATTAATAGTTTGGCTAGCAGTTTAATAAAATATTCATTGGTTAGCGCGTTTACAGGAAAACCAATATCAATAGTAACACAACCACAAGAAGTTGAAAAGCAACCTATAACTAAATTTGAGAGAGAAGAAAGCAATTATGATACTTCTAAACCAACTATTAAATTAGATTTAAATAGTGTTAATGAGAAGCTTGATAGGCTAATTACTATTTTCAGTAAAGGATTAACATTAAAAGTACAAGATGGTTCTAAATTAGGTACTATAATATTCAAAGATGTACCATCAGTGGGTATAATTGGGGGTAGATAATGGCAATTAATATTGTAAATAATAAATCATATGATAAAAATTCTGATAGATTAGTTGCGCTATATAATAATTCATCTTATAGAACTGGTATTGGTGTTCGCTATAAAGATACTATTGATAATTTACCAACTAATATCAAATTAGGTGTTATTCCATTATATTCCAGAGATACATTTAAGTTTGATAAATTTAAAAATGTTAACACTTTATTAAATGAGGATGGTGCGTTAGTAAAAGAATCAAATATATTATTTAGATATGCTAAATATATTTTACTTGGCAAAGCAGAGAACGGATTAAAAAATTTAGAACAAACTGCAATATCTAAATTGTTTGGTGATAGAACAGATAGTAGTAGAAACCCATATCCGTCGGTGTCTACTAACAAAGAAGGGAAAGTGCAATTTGGTTTAATAACCAAAGATGACTATGCACCATTTACCCAAATAACTATAAATAAATTGGGGAAGAATGCGCCATCCGACTTTATTATTTTGGGGGGCGGGGCAAAAATAAATTATACATTACCAAATGCTTATAAAGAAAATGTAGGGGGATATGATTATTTTAAACAGCTACGGGATGCAAATATAATAGTTACTCCCAATAATATATATCCGACGTATTTAAAAGGTAATGATACTGATGGTGATGCAGTGCGCAATTCGTATTATGCTAGTAATGGGGGTAAAATACCATTAAAAATATTTGATCAACGGAATACACCATCACCGTTGGCCAAGAAATTCGTTGATGACATTTCTACTGAAACACATGGGGATGACTCAGTTACTCAAGATTATAATCTCCAAAGTAATATAGTTGCTGGAAATGATTCGGGATATACCAACTTTTTATCAAGGGCTAATTTAACTGATATACATAATAAATATCGTGGGGGTGATTTTGGTTTAAATTTAATAAATACTGATACTAATGGTGGTGAGTTTTATAGAGAACATCTAACCTTGAATGAATATGCCCCATTAGTAGATAAAGATAAATATTATAGGAATAGATTGAATATGGGGGGTACTGATTCAGATCCAGCTACTAATGACATTGATAGCATATATGATATTAACACCATTGATGCCCAACCGGATTTTGTTAAATTTTATTTTAAATTAGGTACAGAAATTTTACAGTTTAGGAATACTGTTGCGAATTTAAACTATAGCATTAGACCCGAGTGGCAGCCAGTTGATTATATTGGTAACCCAAGTAGACATTATATTTATGATAAAATTGAAAGAAATATGTCTTTAGATTTTATGGTTGTAGCAAATCACCCAAATGAAATGAAGGGAATATATAAGAATATAAATAGGTTAGCACAGTTAGTTGCTCCATCGTTTAATAATTTGGGAGTAATGAGTGGTAACATATTATTATTTACTTTTGGTGATTTTATAGTTGATGAGAAATGCATCATTGATTCCGTTGATATGAGCGTAGCTGATAATTATGTATGGGACATTGGTCTCAATAACGTGAATAACAAAAATAATATTCAACCATTAACATTATCAGTTGGAAAAGAATTACCTATGTATATAGATGTATCAATTGACTTGGTATTATTGGGAAATAGTGTATTAAATTCAAATTCTAATTTTTTTGGCTATGTAGGAGTATGATATGAATAGATATAATTATACATATATTACAAAAGATCAAAATAATAATGTTAGAAGATATTTGACCACTCGATACGCTAACATACCAACATCAATCGATGATGAATATATTATAACTAAACGCGGTGATAGGTTGGATTTATTAGCATATAAATATTACAATGACGTTACTAAATGGTTTATAATAGCGGTGGCCAATAATCTTGGTAAAGGATCAATGGCAGTACCACCTGGTATTCAATTGAGAATACCAATGAATACTATTATATTTGAAGATACATTAAAAACAAATAATTTTTAGGTTATAAATGAGCAAGTTACATGTTTTGCGAGATAACCCAAAGTGGGTATATGATGCAATAGAATTGCGCCAAAGCAGAGTGATAACACATGATGATTGGTTTTATAGAAGAACGCCGTGGATCAAATTGATATCATTAGCATCAGTCAATAATAATAAGGACTTAAGAAAAAAATGGGTGCTATTTAATGGGGTGGGTGATAATAATATTTCTGGTAATAAAAATTTATTCAATCGCAGATATGATGAATTAGATAATAACCGCCCTATGCCCGGTATAATAGATGCTACAATTGAGGATAAAGGGCCTTTTGGTGCATTGCGCGAAGCTACTATTAACATCAAAGCTAATTCTATTAGCCAATTAGAAGCAATAGAATACTTATACATGAGTTTGGGGGTACACTGCATACTGGAGTGGGGATGGTCTGTGGGGTATGATGTTGCCGGTAAATTAATTGACGTTAATCCGCAATTTCCGATTGATGGGATTAATGGTGGATTTGATAGAATTGATGTTTATAATTTTATACTGAACACCACTGAACTATATAATGGCAATTATAACGCTATATATGGGATAATAAGTGATTTTAGTTGGGAGCTGGGTGAAGATGGGACGTTTAATTGTACTGTTAAATTAACAGCAGAAGGAAGTACGTGGTTATCTACTAATATCAATAATGCTAGCAAAGAGACATTACCCGATGACGTGGAAGTTGAAGCTCAAGAATCATCGAGTGTGGCTAGTACAGTAGGAAATTTCTGGTTATTTGGTTCAACCAATAGCAGTGCTCAGCGAATGATAAATATCGATGAATTAAAAAGCGCTAATGGAGGAATGTTATCTAACGTTGAAGCTACTTTAGTATATCTACATAATAATTTTACGCTTATGAGCGGAGCCACTAAAGTTGATCGAGTATGGAATGGTAAAGATTATACTAATACAAATACGAACTTAAATTATGTAGCTACAGATTGGGTAAATAATAATGGAGCCCCTGGGTTTGTTCACTACCAAAAGAACAAGACGTCTGGTGATAATACAAATGTAGATAATTGGTTTAATTATATTAGTTGGGCGTTCATAGAGGATTACTTAATAACAAAGAATATATCATATTTTATAGATAGTGATGTGCAGCAGGTAAACCCATTAAACATATTATACAGTGGTGGTAATCCAATTTTTAATATGCCTTGGTTACAATGTTCTGACCCTAGAATTGCTATAATACCTAATCAACCAATTGGTGTCCCCGTAGATATTTTTAATACTCTTAACAATCTAAAACCATTCACCGCGGATGATGGTAAAAATATACTTAATGATTATGCAAAAAATCAAACCAATCAATTAGGTAATATTGGTGATAGTAGAAATATAGTACCATTGGCACCTACATCAAATGCTACCTCAATTGGTAGCCCAGTAATTAATAGCTTAGGATCAAATATTTTTGCTCAAAATACATTTATTCCAAATTCAACTGCTATCAATAGCCAAACGATGGGGCAAGTGACAACAGAAAAGTATCCACTGAACCCATATAGCCCCAGCAATGTCATTGATAATACTTATCAAGCACCAAAATTTTCTACTGGTACTGAACCCATATTAATGTCTTCTTCTGCTACTAGGGGATATTTGCGCCGAATATATTTTGAATTAACGTATGTATATGAATGTTATAAACAATCAAATACATTGGATGAGTTTGTTACTTCATTATTATCTGGGTTATCGAATTCAACGGGTAATTGTTGGGAATTTGCAATAGTGCCTCACCCCATATACCAACATGTTTTGCAGATAATCGATATAAACTTTGGTGAAGATAACCGTGATAATTATAGTAATATAATTAAATTCAAAATATATAATAAACAATCTATAGTAAAATCAGTTAATTTAACTACTGAAATTGATAGTAAAGTTAAAAGTTTAGTGGTCATGGGTTCGAACCAATCAGATAATTCAATATCATCTGATAATGGGAGTGAAGCTCTTTACCAATTTTATGGTAAAAGAGTAAGAGATTTAGCATTTAGGGGTGAAAAGATAATACACACTAAACAAAATACGATTGAGAGCAATGCATTAGGATCTAAATCAAATGGTGAAGCTG